CCCAATAAGGTGTAGCATATAAAATACAATCTAAATTATCTTTTGACCATTCAATAGCACCAGTCATATTATCAACATATGGTATAAACCCGTTTATATTTTTTTTATCATGAATTATTTTATCGTGTAATATATCGATAAGATGTTGAGATTTTTCATCAAAAAGATCACTATTCTCATAAAGTTTATATGTTTTTATATATTTCATAAATTAAAAGTGTTTTTATCTGCAATATATGGTAACATATCAATTAAATAATCTGGATCATCTGATTGATCATAAATTTTTAAAGTATCTACACTATTTCCATAATAATCTCTAAGTGATCCGACTTCTAGGTTTCCATCAAAATAAGAAAATATAGATTTTAAAGATATCGAATCTGTTCCACCTAAATCTTTCCCAACTTTATACACTGTTATAGCATTATCCCTTCTTACGTCATCACAAATTATATATTTTTTATAATTTTTATATGTATCATTTTCGAACAGTTTTATATATTTCATAAATCGTATTTATTTTTTAAATCGTCATATATATCTGTATTGAAACTCTCATAATCATATACATCTAAAAATCTATCAGGTGAAATATGTTCTAAGCACACCCATTCAAATTCTACAGAATCGAATAAATCTAAACCAGTTAAGTCAACAACTATTAAACATTCTTTAAATTCTTTATCGTTTTCTTCTTCCCATTCTTCTATTCTTTCTCCGAACCAATTCATAAGGGCATTTTCGCAATCGTCTATTGATTTAAATAAATATACACCTTTAACGTCTCCTGATTCTCCAAAATCTTCTGGTACACGAGGTTCCAATCCATTTTTCATAATTTTTTTAAGATTAGATTGGTTTGTTACATGGTAACCAATAATTTTTTTATTTATATTTTCGAATTTTTTCAAATATTTCATAAGTTATAATTTTCACTTTTTATTTTTATTTTAAGGTTTTCCAAATCAGAATCATAATATTTTACATATTTAGGGTTTATTAAAATTGTGCCATCATAATTAAAAAGATGTTTAATAAATGCTGGAATATTTTCATATTTAATTGTAATATTATTATGAACAATATTTACATTATTTACAACTCCGATATTATTCTGTTTAAATTCACCAAATTTTTGTTTTTCTTTTATGGTGGCGTTCATTAGAAACATTTCAGATGTATCTAATAATACGTAATCGCCTTTTTTTATATTGATATTTTTGACTCTATCACAGACCAAAGCCGTCTGGTGATCCACCCATTTTTCGAATAATATTAAATGATTCATTTTTATTTTTAATTTTTAATTTTTACAAAATATCAGTTTATTTTTTTACATTCTATATATAAAAATTTAAATATTATTATATTTGTAAAATAAAAAATATAGTTATGTGGATAATTAAGCTGGTATATTTTTCCTTGGACTTGGTGTAATCTTTATTGGATTTAAATATCTTAAAAAAACATCGACAAAATGGTATACGGTTTGGATTGTATTAAGTACAATAGCAATGTATTATTTAAAATAAGATATGAAAGAAAAAGAATTTACAGAATTGCAATTAAAGCGATTACCAAAAACCACATATTTAGTTGATGATCCGAATTAAAATAAAAAAAGGGAGAATTTCTTCTCCCTTTTAAAAAATAAAACATTAACTATTATTTAAATCCCATTGATTGAATACCACCTTTTTTCATTATAGTAATATTATTTACTATGATACCCATTCCTTTGATAAGTTCCACATACGTATCCAAAACTCCCATTTGAAGATCAATAACATAGTCTGTGTTATTAGATTCATCACAAACGTTCCAGAAATCGTAGAAAGCATCGTTATCTAACATATCTTTACATATTTTGTCAGCACGGAATTTGATTTCTGCTCTAATTTCTGCGGTATTGAACTGCCATTGATATCTCAATAACATATCATACAATCTATTTTCAAGTTCGATAAGAACTTCTCTTGAGTGTAAGAAGCTAAGTGAGCTATAAGGGAAAACTTGTGCAGTTGACTCTGAATTAATACAATATCCATTGTTTATCTTGTAAACAATTGGGTTTGCGTTCATTTGAAATAAGTTTTCTTGATCAGTTGTAGTGAAATCCATTTCAGTTTTAGTGATATTTTGAACTCTACCATTGGTAATACCTGCGGCAATAGTCCAAGGAACCATACCTGCAACATTTGATGTGAACTTATTCATATAAGTTGTGGCTGCATAAGCTGCTGGCGGAACCCACTTAGGAATACCATTATCATAAATTCTGATATAAGGGAAGAAATAACCCACTGTACTTCTACCATCAATTTCACCATGCTGTTGTGCAAATTGATAATAATAGTCTGGGTTTTTAGATTCATCAGCACCAGCCTTTATAAATTCGGTTTTAAGAACACCTTCATCATCAACAAATGATGGGTTAGTTGATTCTCTAAATATTTTAGCACTTGGCATAGAAATAAAACCTAAACAGTTTAATTTTAATCCACACAAGTCGGCCAATTGTTGTTTTGATCCAAAACCATCAGTCGGAGTAAGACCTAAACCGAATGAATCCACTAAATATCTCCAAGATATTTTATTTTTATCAGCTAGAGCTTTTGATAAATTAGTATCATAACCAATAATATTCAATATTGAATTTTGTCTTGCGTCTGTACCGTTAGGTATAGAATCAGCATGAACTACAAACGGACGAATTTTCATTGCTTTATATTCATCAACATAAGTATCGATTGAAGGATAGCATGTTGTTTGGAAATCATTTGGTTCTGTACTATTTGTACCATCAATAATATCTGTGATTTTGATTGGTGCATCAGTATAAAGTATTTTACCATCCACATCATATGGATCATTCTTAACTTTAATAACACGAGTTAATTTACGTGGAACTGATCCTTCTAAATAACCATCACCACTTGGTTCGGCATAATAATCTTCATCATAATAAGCTGATAAGAAACTACCCTTTGTAATTTCAGAGTAACGATTTTTATCAACTTTAATTGATTGACAATTTAAAATATCATCACCATACCATTCTTCAATTTCAACAGTTTGTTGCCAATTTGCTTTATTAGAATAAATTTTTAATTCATAATTATATTTAGCTGGATCATCCCAAGCAGTCTCTGTAACTTCATATGATGTATCAGGATTTACTGTCGATAAGAAATTAACAGTAAGAATGTTATTTTGATCTACATACATTTTTAAAAATACCTTTGTTGGGGGTGTTGATCCACTAGCATTATCAGAAAAGAAATAATCCATATTATTTATAACTCCATTATAATAATCTTGATAAAATTTTGAATATGTAGCAACGATACCAGTTTTACTTTCAGTACCTAATACAGAATATCTTGTTACAAGAGAATTTGTAATAATCATCACATCATGTAATAAAAATTCATCATCAACATAATAAATTAAAAACTCGTTACCATAATGACATTCATCAGGAGTATCACAATATAACTTAACAGCCGCATTAGACATAGATGTCGCATCAACAGGTACAATTGAAACAACTGAAACTTTATCCCCATCCTTAAATGTTCCACCAGAATTAGCTTTAACTAACACACTTTTAGCTGAAATTTTATCATAAATTTCATTAAATGCAGCAAATTGTCTTAAGTAATTATAATCATTATAAACTCCTGTTTGACCAGATGTTCCAGCAAATTCAATATTAACATATCCACCTAGTGAATCACCACCATGAGAAACATTTGTTTCATAACCACTAGTTGTTCCAAGCGCAATATAGCCAGTAACATCTAATGTTGTGGCAGAATAAGTAACTGTGAATGCTGATCCTGATTTTTGTTGATGCACATAACCTAATATAATAGTATTATTTAAACTATAATTAAAATCTGGTTTAATTGCACCAGTAAAACTATTTGCAGATATACCATATAAAGTATTTACGGTATTATCATTTGTAAGATAAAGAACATCATATCTTGATCCTTCATCTGAAGTAACTGCGCTTAACGTCACAACTTGTGTTGTAAAACCAGTAACTATTGTCCCACCGATTGTATAGTAAGTATCTGATCCACCACCAGCAACAGTAATAGTGTGTGCCGATGTACCAGTTACAATAACACCAATAGTCATACCAAAAATAAGACCATTTGTATATGCCCCAGAACGATCATCTACACCACTATAAACGTAATCTTGATTAAAACTATTTGGGCTATTTGTGATAACATTATCAGATGAATCCAAATATTTTTGAGAATATGTTAATTCTTCTTTAAGAGTTGCTTCATATGACATAAATTTGATTGTATCAATAGATTCATCTCCAGCTATAACGTCACCAATTATATCAAGGTTACCTAATTTAAAATCTGCTTCTAATAATGAATCTTCATTATAAGTACAGAATAACCCAGTTCTATCTGTATTATTATTAATAACATTTTTAATATACATATCACGATCATTAAGATCTTTAAAATAAGGTATTAAAGAACAATCATATTTAGCAAGAACGTTTACAGTTCT